AGGAAAGACAAATGGCTGGTATTCAGGACTTTCAAGAATTCTCCGATGACTTTAATGGTGCCGTTGCGGCATTTCCAACGTCAGCGGATCCGGCTACAGCGTGGCTGGTAGATGACACTTCAAGCTCAGGTGCTCCGACCTACACAAAGGGCACAAGCGAAGCAACACTGACACTGGCGTCTACAACGGAAGTTGAAAACGTCTGCTTGCACTTCAACGACGCTCTGGACTTCGATATTGATTCCATTATTCGTATGGAATTTCGGGCAAAGGTAACGGCGACTCTCGACAGCGCCACAACGATCGTGATGGGGCTTGGTTCTGCTCGTGCGGATGATCCAGACGCAGTTGCAGCGAATGCTTTTTTCAAACTGACTGGCAGCAATGCGGTCGTGGTTGAAACCGACGACGGAACGACAGACAACGACGACAACGCAACCGGCGTGACTCTGAGTTCTACCTACAAGCGATTCGTAATCGATTTCAGCGGCGGAAAATCGGACGTCAAGTTTTACATTGACGGCGTAAAAGTCGGCACTGAAACGTTCACTATGTCAGCGTATTCCTCGGGGCTGCAGCCAATCTTTCAGATTCAGAAGACCAGCGACAGCAACACCGACGCACTGACAATCGATTATGTAAAGGTCGTCTCTCGCCGATGAGCCTTGCCGAACGGATCGTAACGGATGCGGCAACAGTCTTTCTGAACTCAGATCACTTTGCTGAGTCAGTGACTTACTACCCGCATCGATTCCATACTGATGCGGTGCGACAGCCGCGAGAAATCAAGGCTGTCGTTACTCGCAATCAGGTGGCTACGTTTAATCCGGACGAGCAGATTCTGACGGAATTCGAAGTGCGTGTTGCAAACAGTGCGACGACTGGCATCAGCAGTGACGAACTTGACACTGGAGGCGATCAGATCAGTCTGGCACCTCGCATTGGTGAAACGGCTCGCAAGGTTTCTGTGCAGTTGCTGACGGAACATGATGACGGAATGTTGGTGTTGATATGTCGGTGATCATTGAAAAACCAGTTGTGACGAAAATTTCTGACGAGATTTTCGCACGTCTGGAAACGTTGATCACAGAACCCAACGACGCGTTTACTTTCGTTGACGTGGTGCGTCCGACAAAGCTCGCGACATACACACCGGCTCATGGTTTGATTGTGTTGACACGTGGAGAAGTGACACGAGTTGAAAACCTTGATTGTCCGGGCAATCCGCCGGCAATCGCATATCAGCAAACGTTTCTTGTGCGTGTTCATATCGCTCCGAGTGAAAAAGATTCTACTCCGATTGAGTTGTACGAAGACGTCGCAGAGGCAGCGATACACAAGGCAATCAGAACCTCCGGCACTTGGCACACGTTCGACGGAAACGCGATCAATGCGGACTTCGGATCGCAGCAAACGGCAACGTCTGACGGTGGATACGACGGAATTGCAGTTCCTGTGATGGTGACGTTTCGAGTGAGTGAAGGCGATCCGTATACGGTGCGAAACTGATGCTGTCTGTAGAGATACGAAAAACCCAACTCGACAGGCTGGCAACAGCAACGGCCAGAGCCGGAAAGAAGATGAAGAAGGAACTGGCTGCAGCCATAAACGCAGTCAGCAAAAAAACAAAACTGCAGATGGGTCGAGATGTTCGCAACACGATCAATCTGAAGAAAGACGAAGCGGAAAAGCCGATCAGTATTCGAGCCAGTGCAGCGGAAGGAAGTTTGTTTGCTGTCGTGCAACTAAAGAAAACACCGCGGCTGGGTCTTAGACATTTTGGAGCACGGCAAGACAAACGAGGCGTCAGCTACAAAATTTCAAAACATGGTGGACGCGCACGCATTGATGGAGCCTTTCAAGGACCAAAGCCGGGCGTAATCAAGCCGAGTTGGAAAGGAAACGTTTTTGCTAGAGTTGGCGGAAATGTGAAAATGACGAAGGGTCGCTATCAAGGAAAAATGCGACAACAAATCGAACAGAAAAAAGGCGTCTCGGCATACGGGGCCTATGTGAAAAACAATCTGGCAGCGCCATTGGTTTCTGATATCGAGTCAGAACTCATGAAACAGATCAACCGACGAATCAATCTCAATATCTTGCGGGCTGAAGGGCTCGTGAAAACATAGGACAGAATCAATGCCATTGCTCAGACGTCGCGCTGTGTTTGCTGCCAAAACCGAAACAACGATTGGAACGGCCGAAACGCTCACTGGTGCTGAAGGCGTTTACAACGCTCGCGACTTTGCAATTCAGCCCAACGTCGGAATGACTCGTCGTGAAGGTCAAGGTGGTTTCAACTACCTGACGTCGATTCCGGAAGGAATGACCGGAACTTGCACGATTGTTCACGATCTCACGTACAACGGAACCGACGTTCCGAACTGGGCAAGTGTATTGCTTCCGGCCTGTGGATGGGTGGCAGCCGGTTCCGTCTTTTCACCAAAGTCTGAAGGTCCCGGAAGTAACGTCAAAACATTGACGATCGGACACTACAAAGACGGCAAGCGTTCCTTGCTGACTGGTGCAATGGGCACTTGGAAAATCGTTTGTCCGACTGGCAAGGTGGCTTACATCGAGTTTACGTTCACTGGCAAATACAGCAGCAACGAAACCGACACGGCACTTATCACACCGACATACCCGACAGTTTCACCGCTCCGGTTTGCTCAGGGTGCTTTGACTTGGAACAGCGTAGCGCTTTGCACATCAACGCTTGAGGTAGACGCAGGCAACAGCGTCATCATGCGGGAATGTGTCAACGCCAGTGATCGCTCCGGATACGTTTCCGCTCTGGTCACGAACCGAGCGCCAGTAATCACCGCAGATCCAGAATCTGAACTGGTCGCGACACAGGACCGAGACGCACTGTGGTTGACCTCGTCTGCACAGGCGTTGTCGATTCAGGTCGGCGTTTCTGGTTCTTCGATCACCATCGCAGCACCAAAAGCACAGTTGGAAAACAAGCAGCAAGGCAACCGATCAGACATGATGGTCGACAACCTCACTTGGCTGGCGACTCAGGGCAGCAGTGCTGACACAGAACTGACAATCACGTTTGACTGAAAGAGTTTATGCCGATTTCACTCGAGCCGGGCCAGAAGTATCCGGTGGTATTGGATTGTGATCAGGATAAGCCTGAAGCAACTCGCCCAACTTTTTATGCCAAGTCGCAATCAATGCGAGGACAGCAGAAAGTTGGCGAAGTCCTCGACATGTGGGCAGAAAACGACAAGCTCACCTTAGCTCAGTTGTTTGACGCGACAGTTGCTGTGCTCAGTAACGTGATTCTTGGCTGGGCCAACATGGGTGGAATCGAGTATTCGGCTGAAGCGTTGCGGGATGTACTGACGTTCCAGGAGGCTCGTGAGTTACTTCGAAAAGTCATGTACAACCAGCACGTCACACCAGAGGAAAAAAAAAGCTTAGAACAGCAGCCTTGATACGTGGCGGCATGCTGTGCCGGTCATGTACTCCGGGAAAGTGTTATAGCCTGAGCACGGAAGAGCATCGGATAGACATTGAATGTCCTGTGTGTGATGGAACTGGTTGCAGTCATTGTGTGGAAGGTGTGTTTTCGCTGGATGGATGCCCGAATTCATACTGCGGAAAAATGGTGACGTTGATCGATCTGATTGACCTGTTCGGCAAAGGGCTTCCGCCAATTTCCGGTGGCACACTTGATCAGTCAGTGAGTTTTATTCAGGCCGTCGCGTTCTTCGAATCCGAAGAAAGAAAAGTCCGCAATGAGCGAAGCAGTCGAAATTCTGATTAAGGCCGACGATCAGGCGTCGCAGAAATTCGCTGAGTCTTCCACGAACATGGTTCAGTCGATGAAACGGGCTGAACAAATCATGAGTCAACTGCAGGAACCGGCTGACCGGTACGCCAAGCAGTTGGCGGAGATCGAAGCTCTGCATAAGTCTGGAGCGTTGACAGCGGATCAATTCGCTGCGGCTCAGGCATCGCTTACAGAGAAAATGAGCAAGGCCAATAACTCCATCAAAGAGGTTGGAGAAAAGGCAAAAGTGACAACCGAATTCGTCGGCACTCTCGCATCTCTTGCAGGCGGTTCTGAGTTTGCCAGTTTTGCGTCGCAAATCGCGGGAGCCACGGAAAAGGTCGGGCAGTTCAGTGAAGTTGCTAACGCTGGCGGCGCTGGTGCTCTGACGTTCAAACTGGGGCTGATCGGGCTGGCTGCCACGATCGGCGGAACTATCGGAAAAGCTCTTGGTGACTTCATTTTTCAAACGAAGAAATTTGAGCGAGAGATGCAGCGGGCAAAGGATGCTGCCGCACAATTAGACGACAGGCTTCGCAGTTTGCGTTCCAGCATGACTTCAGGCCAGCAAAAAGACATCGAGCTGATACGCGATCCAGAGAAGAAAAAAGCAGCTTACGAAGCGTTGCTTGTCAAGCTTGATAAGGATCTCGCCACCGTCACCATGAACGTGAATGAAGGCGAAAAAGCGGTTGAAGCTTGGGCAGCAGCGTGGCAGATTACTGGCGAGCGAAAAGCGACGGCGGTCGAAGCTCAGGAGCTGCTGAAATCTGACAAAGAACGTCTTGCAACATTGCGAGAGCAGCGTCAGGAAATCCAGATGCTGGTGTCTGTGCGAGAGCAGGAACGGCAGGCATTGGCTGCTGCTAATGAAGCCAAAGACGCATCAGAGAAGTATCTCGCTACATTGCGCGAAGAAGTGCAGTTGCTCAAGGCATCGAAGGAAGAGCAACTGCAAATTGAGGCAGCGAAAAACACAACTGCTGAAGATCGTGGCGAGGCGGAACAGTTGCTGCGAGAACGCGACGCAATTCATGCGAAGATGGAAGCGGAAAAGGAACTCGAAGCGGAACGCCAGCGGATTCGTGATGAAGAACAACGCGCTGCGGAACAGGCCCTGCAGCAAGCTGAACAGGAACAGCAGCGTCTCGATGACCTCATCAAATCTGAAGCCGAACGGCTGGAGCTGCGACGGATCGAACTCGAACGCGGTAAAGAGGCAGCGAAAGTTCAGTCATTGATCAATCAAGGCGTTGACGAAGCGACGGCGAAAGCTATCGCAGCAGAGGAAGCATCGCTGGATCTGCTGCAGCAGAAGAAACAGGAAGAGCAGGATGGAAAGAAGGTAGGGCCGGATAAGAAATCCGAAACAGGACCACTGCAGGCCAGCGAATCACGCCTGCTGACACGCGGTGAAGGCAATGGACCGTTGGATAAACTGAAGCAATCATTTGATGGCGTCAAGTCTGAAATCGCTAAGCAAAACGCGTTGCAGGCACAAAGTCTCGATGCACAGCGCAAGATTGCAGAGAACACCGCTAGAGGCTCTGTATTGGTGCCG